CCTCGAGCGCGCATCGCCCGTGGTTATGCTCGACGCCCGTCGGCGCTCTGGAGCTCCCGCTCCCCGAGGCGCACGGTCTCCCGCTCGTCGGCGTGTCGGTCGTCGTCCAGGTCGGACCCCAGCGGGTCACGGTCGCGTGTGAGGCTCCTCGCGTCGTCGAGATTCCGAGCGCGGCTCCGACTGAGGCTCCCGCTCCCGCTCCCGAGTCGGCTCCGTGAGGGGCTCTCTCCGAGGCTACCGGACGCTCGTCGCGGGCGTGGTCGGCATCGTCGCGATTACCGTCCTCGCCATTCATGGCGAGGGCTCGACGGATGGGGCTATCGCGCAAATCGCGGGCATCATCGGCGTCCTAGCGGGTCGCTCAATGGCGGAGAGGGACTCGCATCCTCCCGCGCCTCCTCCGGCCTCTGGCGGTCCTCCCGCATGACCTCTCGACTCCTCCTCGCGATGAGCCTCATCGGATGCGGCGCGGCTCCTCGCAGGGGGGACGACGAGCCTCGACTCCGACCATCTCCAGCGGAGCGGGCGGTCGCGATCGGTCTCGTCACGCTCGGGACCGGGGTCGCTACCATCGCCTCGTCGTGTCCCGACCAGACCGCGGAGGACTGTCGAGCGCTCTCCGCTCGAGCTGGGGCGGTCGTCCTCTCGGTCTCCCTCGCGGCGGCGGCTCAGGCGTGGCTCGCGGCGGCGGACGACGAGGTCGCTCAGGCGGCGGAGCTCGAGCGCTGGGAGCTTGAGCGGCTCCGGGCCATCGAGGAGCATGACCCCTAATGGATGCCCTCCAGGTCCTCGGGATAGCAGGCGGGACGCTCACTATCGCGGGCGCTGTCTGGCGAGTCGTGTCGAGCGCGTCGCGTGTAGGATTCGAGGTCGAGGCGTTGCGTCGGGACTTGAGTCGACTAGAATCGAAAGTTAAGGAGCTCGAGGACACGCGGGTCTCTGGAAAGACGCTCTCCGAAAAGCTCCAGGGCCTGCGGACCGACGTCCTCCAGAGGGTCGAGCTCAAAATCCGGGGAGGCAGTGACAGTCTATGAACATCCTCGTCTATGCGGAGACAGCGGCGGGGCGGGACCTACTCCGACACGCGGCGACCATCGTCACGGGCGGCGCGGGGTCGGTCACGGTTTACACTCAGGTCCTCGACGCGATGCGACAGCTCGACGAGGAGCCTCCTCCGGACCTCGTCCTCGTCGCGGAGGACGTCGAGGTCGGGGAGCTCGCCCCGAGCGAGCGCGTCTTCTTCGACCACCTCCTCCTAGCAGCAAGGAGACGCAAAATCCCGGCGGTCCTCCTCGGCTATTGGCAACAGACGGGCCAGAGCTACGGGGCTCCGGTCGTCGCGGACCTCGGAGCGGCGAATCGGGTCCAGACCCTCCAGCGACTCGTCGCTCAGGCGCGGACCTCTCTCCTCGGGCTCGGAGTCGCGGCCTAATGCCTACCCCGAGAAAGCCTAAGAGCGCGCATAAGAGGCCGGGACGCCCGAGTCTTTGTACGGACGAGACCATCCGGCGACTTTGCGAGGAGCTCGAGCGGACGGGCGTCGTCAAGTATGCGGCGGCGTTGGCGGGCGTCTCCGTCGACGTCATCGACCTATGGGTCTCTCGCGCTCGAGAGGGCGGGCAGTATGCGAAGTTCGCGGCCGCTTGGAATCTCTCGCGGGAGCGCTCCCGGGCGGCGCTCGTCGCTCGCATCATGGAGCACGCGGACCGGGATTGGCGGGCGTCGGCGTGGCTCCTCGAGCGTCTCGACCCGGCGACGTGGCCTCAAAAGCCGGAGGTCGTCGTGACGACTAACGTCCACCAGGGGGCGAACATCGCGCCTCTCCTCCGTCAGCTCGTCCATATGCCGAGCGAGGCGCACGGGGACGACCCGCCTCCGAGGGGGACGGCCTAGTCGATGCCTCGCATCGGCGAGCTAGCCCTCCTCCCGTGGCAGCGTCGATTTATCGGCGGAGGTCTCTCGGGGTCATGGTCGAGGGATGTCGCGGCGGTCCGCGGCGGTCTCGGGTCGGGGAAGAGCCTCGCCCTCTGCGCGCTCGCGGTCATGCTCTGCGACATGCGACCAGGCGCGCTCGTCGTCGTCGGCATGGATACCTTTCGGCGATTGCGCGACGTACATCTCCCGCATCTTCACGGGCTCCTAGCTGGGAGCCCGGTCGTCTTCGCGACGTCTGAACAGGCTTTCGTCTGGCCAAACGGCTCGCGGCTCCTCCTCGCTCATCTCGACACGCCCCAGAACAGCGGGCCCGGGTCGTCGCCTATCGAGGGTCTCAACGCTCACGCGGTCCTCATCGATGAGTGTCAGGTCCTCCGCTCCGACGTCCTCGACGTGGCTCGCTCTCGAGCTCGCGTCCCGGTCCGGGATATGGAGGGCGTCGAGCGGCGACCTCTCGTCGTGACGTGTGGCATCCCAGTCGAGCCCGCATGGTGGGTCGACCGGACGCGGGACATCGGCGGCGCGGCGTACCTACCCCAGAGCTCCGAGAACGCTCGACATCTCGGGGAGGGATGGCTCGACCGGATGCGGGAGACCCTGAGCTCGCGAGACTACGCGGCGCTCGTCGAGAATCGCCCTTTGCCTCCGGTCGGGTCCGTCTTCTACGCATGGGCTCCGGAGCGATGCGTCGTCGACGTCCCGGTCGACCTCGGGTCAATGCGGACGATGCTCGCTCTCGACTTCGGTCTCCGGTTTCCCTGCGCGCTCCTCCTCGTCGAGCTCACGCGCGGTCGATGGCATGTCCTCCGAGAGTGGGCTCCGGACGATGAGACCCTCCCGGACTTCCTCGCGCGTCTCGGCGCGGAGCTCGTCCCGCGTCGCCTCTGGACCGCGGGGTCTCGACATCTCCCGGTCGACTCCATCATCGCAGACCCGGCGGGCGCGGCGCGCTCCGCTCAGACCGGAGTCGCGGACCTCGACCTCGTCGCCCTCGCTCCTCCTCGAGGGCTGGGCATCCTCCCGCGGGTCGAGCGTGACCCCGAGCGGCGGGACATCGTCAGCGGATGCACGCGGGTCAATCTGGCTCTCGAGCGCGGCGCACTCACGGTCGACCGGACCCTCTACGATGCGGGCCTCCGGGCTCCGGCCTCGAGGCGGACGCTCGCTCGGGCGATGACGGGTTACCGCTGGGATGAGCGGGCTCCGGGGCGACCGAGTAAAGACGGGACCCATGACCATCACGCGGACTGTCTGCGCTACGCGGTCCGAGAGGTCCTCTGGTATCTCGCGGACGCGCCTCGAGAGCGGGATGCTCGACCAACTCCGACGCGGCGGACTCCGTCGTTTTCCCTCGACGAGCGATAAGGGCGTCGGCATTGTCGCCGAATGCGCGTCCTCGTCGCTTGTGAATACTCTGGTCGGGTTCGCGATGCGTTTATCGCCCTCGGTCATGACGCGATATCGTGCGACATCCTCCCGACGGATTCCCCGGGTCCGCATCATCAGGGCGACGTCCTCGAGCTCCTAAGCCGCGAGCGGTTCGACCTTATGGTCGCCCATCCTCCGTGTACCTATCTTTGCAGCTCCGGACTGCATTGGAATACGCGCATCCCAGGGCGCGCGGCGAAGACGGAGGAGGCGCTCGCATTCGTCCGAGCGCTACTCTCGGCGGACATCCCGCGGATTGCGCTCGAGAACCCTAACGGGTGCATCGGGACCCGCATCCGTCGAGCGGACCAGGTCATTCAGCCGTGGCAGTTCGGAGCCGATGCATCGAAAGCAACCGGGCTATGGCTAAAGAACCTCCCCAGGCTGAAGCCGACGGACATTATCCCGCCTCGAGTTGTGAACGGCCGGGAGCGATGGGGGAACCAGACGGACAGCGGTCAGAATCGGCTCGGACCGTCGGAAGAGCGCTAAAAGATTCGGAGCGAGACATATCCCGGTATCGCGGCGGCGATGGCGGCTCAGTGGGGGGATTGCGTGTGGGGATTCGGGATTTAATTAGCGAAATGGCGGAGCGGCTCGAGTGGGAGGTCGTCCTCCTCGACGGTCTCGACGACGCGATTCTGGGTACTGCGGATACCGCGGACGGGTTTGTCGTCGTCTACGATTTCGAGAAGTGCATCGAGATATTGACTCGAGCCAATGGCGGAGACCGAGAGTCGGCGCTGGAGCATTTCGACTTCAACATCAAGTCGGCATGGGTCGAGGGCTGGCCTATCTTCCTCGAGCGGCTCGCGCTCGACGAGCGCTAGACTTGACGCGCTCGAGGGGCGTGGTATCGTGCCGCATCTCCTTCGCCGGCGACTCAGGGGCTTTTCTTTGGTTTCACCCTGACGAGCCGGGCCGCCAGCCCGTGGCAGGGGAGGGAGATAGACCCTCGGGCGCATAAGCGCTCGGGGGTTTGCTTTTTTATGGGGGGAGTCCTGTTCTCTTTAAGCCTTCTGAAGGGTCCAAGCACGGCGAGTCAAGCTCCGACGCGGGCGCGGCGAATGGTTCGTCTCGGCGTGTCGGAGATGCCATCCCCCCGACAATCTTTGCATCCCCCGTCAGGACCGAGGCTCGCGGAGCTCTGGCCCGACCATCGATAGACGGTCGCGTCGGACGCCTCGATCACGCTCCGGCGTGCGTTTCCTGACGGGGTGTGCGTTTACTCGCGGTCTGTGCTAGTCTCTGGCCCGTGGCTATCACGACCCGAGTTCAGAGCTACTCCGCTCCCGAGGCCATACCAGGTCAGGGCGTCGGGACTCAGTCTCTCCCGGTAAATGATGGGGAGACGAACACGCGCCTAGTCGCGGTCGCTCCTCGCATCGCGGCGTACCGTCAGGCGATGCGCTGCGCTCCGTGTGCGGTAGGCGCTCAGGCCCTCCTCGGGCTCGCGACCTCTGCGACGTGGGATGTCGCTCCGGCTCCGGACTCTCCCGCGTCGGAGGCGGCGGCGGAGGTCATTCGTCGGACGCTCGGTCTCGGCGGCTACTCGGCTCCGGTCATCGAGTGGGATGGTCGGGTCTTAAGTCTCCCTAGCTGGGAGGCTCGTCTCCGTCAGCTCCTCGTCGGCGCGCTTTACGGCTTCTCGCTCGCGGAGATGGTCGCCTATCCCTACCAAGGGACGACCTATATCGACCTAGAGCCCCGCGACCAGTCGAGCATTCGGCGATGGGTCTATGAAGGGCGACGCCTCGTCGCGGTCGACCAGTGGCTCCGGGAGCCCGGCGGTCTGTCGAGCGTCGGCGATGTCCGCATCCCTTACGAGCGCCTTGTGCACCTCGTCTGGCCCTCGCTCTCCGAGGGCGTCGAGGGCGTCGGGCTCCTCCGTCAGGTCGAGCCGCTCGCGGCTGACTATCGGCGAACGACGAATCTCCGAAACGTCATGACCCAGAGGAACGCGGTCCCGACTCCGACCATTACCATCGACGAGGAAAAGCTCGCCCGTATCAACGGGACGGCTCCGAGCGCGACGGAGTATGAGGCGGCTCGCGATGAGCTCCTCGAGACGCTCCGGCGATATACCTCACATGAGGAGAGCGCGCTCGTCCTCCCATCGTGGGCGACCCTCTCTTTCGAGGGCGACGCGGGGAACGCCTACCCTATCAACGCTATCATCGGCGACATTGAGCGGGAGATCCTCCAAGCGTTCTATGTCCAGCACCTCGCGATGGGGTCATCCTCATCGTCGGGCGCCTACGCGACGGCGCAGACTCACGCGGAGCTCGCGGCGCAGATGGCGGGCGACCTCTGTCAATGGGTAAGCGAGGGCCTCGCGGGATACCTCCGGGCGATTGTCCTCGCGAACATCGGGCCCATCCCGCTCGACGAGCTCCCGCGCCTGACGTACTCGGGCATCCGCTCGAACCTCTGGGTCGAGAAGGTCTCGGACGTCGTCTCGCTCCTCTCCGCTGGGGTCATCACTCCGAGCGCGGAGGACGAGCGGGCTATACGTCAGGCGCTCGAGCTCCCGGCTCCGACCCGTGCGGCGGAGGTCCGCTCCGAGCGGGAGCGTCTCGGTCGGACTCTGCGTCCGGCTCCTCTCTCTCCTCCATCCTCACCTATCCCCGAGGGCGTCTAATGCCTCTCCTCACTCAGGACGAGCTCACTCCTCCCGAGGCGGTCCGCGACGCGGCGCGTCTCGGAGTCCAGCTCCACGAAGCCGGGAAGAGCGGCGAGCCGAATCCGGAGACGGTCCGTCGAGCGAATAGCATCGCGGCGGGCGAGCCTCAGTCGGAGGAGTGGGCGACGGTCGAGGCTCCGGCGTGGTTCGCTCGACATGAGGGCGACTGGGAGGAGGGCGTCGACGACGTCCCGGGCTCCGAGTCTCCCGGTTATGTCGCGTGGCTCCTCTGGGGCGGCGACCCGGGCGAGGACTGGGTCGAGGGTCTCCAGCAGGCCTACCTCATCCGACGCGCTCGGGAGCTCGACCAGGGCGGCGACACGGGCGTTCGGGTTCAGCCGGGCGTCTCGGCGATGGCTGTCGAGCCGAGTCACGTCGGCGCGCTCATGTCGGGCGCTCCTCGACGACACATCGAGGGCGCGCTCTCGGTCGTTCACGTCGAGGGCCCTCTCTACCCGATGGATTACTACTCGGCGCGGATGGAGCTCCGACGCGCTCAGCTCCAAGGCGAACGGACGGTCGTCCTCCATGTCGACTCTCCGGGCGGCTACGTCTCGGGAGTCCGGGAGACTCGACGCGCCATCGCTCGAGCTCGCGACGCGGGGATTTACGTCGTCGCCTACGTCTCCGGGATGGCTGCTAGTGCGGCGCTCTGGGTCGCGTCGGCGGCGGACGAGATCGTCGCGTCGCCTCTCGCTCAGCTAGGCTCCGTC